GACATTTTGTGTCACGAACGTTCACCCTGCGTTCAGCATCATGTTTGGATATCTGCAGCTCATCAACCCCACCACTGACATTTACATTAAAGATTATGGAAACTTTTCTGGGATTGTTGCACACCAAGCTTATGACCCTGTCCGCCGAGACCATATGCTTTTGAGATCAATGAAATTGCACTTTGGACCAAATTCAAAATTACTATGGCTAGGCGATTTTCACGCCATCACCCTGTCACATGCAAATATGATATTTGGAGCAAGCTCGGTCGGATTTAAGGGCGTTAATGTGTCTACTTTGCCCCCTGACACCCTGACGACTGGCATTCGCCCTCGCCCCGTAGTCACAATGGATTTTGCACAGCTAAAAGGTTTTTACAGCGACTTAGCTCAGAAGGAGGATTACATCATGTATTTCCATGACATGGTGAAGTTTGTCAGCCAGACAGGAGGTGCTCCTGTATCATTGAGAGATGTGTTCTTGTGGATTAGTGAAAGCGTGACCGGGCCTGTTGTCATTCGGACAGATTGTGTTACGGGCTGCAACAACTTATGGCCAAGTGGTAGTGGACACTTTTATTTCCCTTATGAGAGGAAGACCAAATTCAGGTATGGCACGTTTGTTGAGTGTGGCAAAAATTTGACTTGGTCCGAAGGGCCTCAGTGGGATGTGAAGAGTTATGTTGTGGGCTTTAACTTTGTCACACGAGCGAACTCGCTGCTTGGTGGGGGTTTTGACGAGGTTTGCTATCGATTGATGATGCAGGCGGAAGTGCCTCGGCAGGTTGCAGAGCAAGGATTGACACTTGAACAAGCAGTTCGGAAGTTGGCGTCAGAACATCACATGTCTAGACCGCAATTGACTTCACGCCGAGTGCCTGGAATCACAGACCAGACAAAGTATGAGGCTTACGTGGTATGTGGTCCTTTCCGAACTGGACAGGTAGTGGCTGATTCTTTGCAGATGGCTGAAGATCTGGCGTGGCGAGAGATGCTTGGTACTCTGAAAACATTGATTCACGATGAAGCGCGTCAAACCAAGGGCTGCTGTTGACGGTGTTGGCCTGGTGAGCTGTACCTCATTAACATCGAGAGTGCAGGCTTTCGTGAAGGAGCTTCAGCGGCTGCGGCTTACCAGGCGGGCTTTTTGCGTGCTTTTTATGGGTGTCTGAATACATCTGTGTGTTCCTTTTCGTCTTTGGATGATGGGTTGAGGTGGCTGTGCACACGATTGAGCACAAAATCCATTGGCGCAAAAGGACGAACCGTGGTTCTGTTTGGATGTCACTCGGAGGGTGAGGTACTGGCAGATGGATTCGGAAAAACATATTCAGCAGCAGAGGCGCGTGAGCAGGTAGCCCTGTCGGGAAAAATCGGTGGGAGTGCTCAAGTGATTGTTGTGTGGCAACGTTGTCGTGAGTCCAAACTCCAAAGGTTGCTGCCTGAATTGGCTATGGTGTCTTATGTGCCAGAGGAGGTTGTTGCAGGCTTTAAGCGAGTGCGGGAGCTTGAGACCTACCCCCAATGGTGTCTATGGTTATATAGAAGTATGATTGAGTCTATGGGGGGTATTGATGTTGGCGTGCGCGACGCATCTCCGTTAACTGAGAGCGGGGTTGTTTATCAGGTGGAGGCTGCTCAGTACGGAATGCGAACGACGCGAGTGAGGAGGGCAGATGGCACGCTTGATTACCAGGGTCTGAGTTGGACATCGTTGTTGATGCTGTTGTTGGGTCACTATGGGGCTGACCAGACGTATGAGGCTCTTCGCGTCAGTTCCATGTTCATCCGTGCTCGTGAAGTCGGCTGGCGCAAGAGGGGGACCTTTTCCTGCATAGTATCCACATGATGTGACACACCCTCATATAGGGAATCCTTGCAGTC